CATTTGTGATCTTTCATCCAATAAAAATTTTAACTTACCATATTCTGCTGCACCCATAATATTAAATTTAGGACGGCCTTCTCTTGTACCTGCAATCTCTTGCACAACATAAACAGTAGGTCTAGATATTTTTATATCTTTGTAATCCATACTTTCTTTTTCTTTCATGTTGACTTTATAATAAAATCTTATATATCTGTCAATAGAAAGTTATGAATTATAAATTTAAAATGAAGCCGTATGCGCATCAGTTAACTGCGTTAGAAAAATCTTGGAATAGAGATACGTTCGCATACTTTATGGAAATGGGTACTGGCAAAACAAAGGTACTAATAGACAACTTAGCAATGCTTTACGATAAAGGTAAAGTAGATGGTGCATTAATAGTTGCACCCAAAGGTGTGATAGGTACTTGGTACAATCAAGAGTTGCCTGCACATTTACCCAACCACATAGAAAATGTGACCGTATTGTGGCAAGCAAATATAAATAAGAAACAACAAGATAAATTAGATCAACTGTTCAAGACGGGTCATGAGTTACATATTCTTGTTATGAATGTAGAAGCCTTTAGTACAGACAAAGGTAGATTGTTTGCAGCTAAATTTTTAAGATCACATAAATCTTTAATGGCTATAGATGAATCTACAACTATAAAAAACCCTAAAGCCAAAAGAACTAAAAACATATTATCATTGTCACCCATCTGTAAATACAGACGGATAATGACAGGATCTCCAGTTACTAGAAATCCTTTAGATCTATATTCTCAATGTGAGTTTTTAGATCCGTTGCATCTAAATCATTCATCGTATTATTCTTTTAGAAACAGGTATGCAATTATGAAGAGTGCTAACATATCAGGGCGGTCAATCAACTTGGTTACAGGTTATCAAAATTTAGGTGAACTATCTGATAAACTAAAACCTTTTTCTTACAGAGTGTTAAAAGAAGATTGTTTAGATTTACCCGACAAAGTTTATATCAAAAGAGAAATACAGTTAACACCAGAACAAAAGAAACTTTATGACCAGATGCGTAAAGAGGCATTGGCTACATTAAATGGTAAAACAGTTACAACCATGACAGCGCTTACACAACTAATGCGTCTACATCAAATAACTTGTGGGCATTTCTCTGCAGACGATGGAAGTATACAAGAAATTAAGAACAACAGATTAGCGGAGTTATTAGATGTGTTAGAAGAAATAGAAGGTAAAGCAATTATTTGGGCACACTATCAACACGATGTAACAAATATATTTAAGTTGCTTGAAGAAAAGTATGGTCCGGGTTCCGCGGTGCATTATTACGGTAAGACGCTACCTGAACAAAGGGACTATGCGATCAAGAATTTTAAAACAAATGATAAGGTTAGATTTTTTATTGGCACACCTGCAACAGGTGGATATGGTATTACGTTAACACAAGCTAACACAGTGATTTATTATTCTAATGGATATGATCTTGAAAAAAGAATGCAATCAGAAGACAGAGCACACAGAATAGGACAAAAGAAAACAGTGACATATGTAGATCTTATAGCACAAGAAACGGTAGATACAAAAATAGTAAAATCACTACGTAAGAAAATAAATATAGCTTCTAAAGTTATGGGCGAGGAATTGAGAGACTGGATTTAAGTTATAAATCTTTCTAGTAAAAGTATGGCTACGGTCCCCACCGCAGCTAAAAGAACCCAATAGATTTTGTCTATCTTGCCACCCAATTCGTGAATACCTTTGTGCATATGATGAATATTCTTTTTAACACCTGATATGTGTCCATACAGGGCTACAATGTGTTCTCTAGTTGTTTTAGGTTCTATTGCCATTAAACTGTCCTATTTTTATTTCGTAGAGCTATAATTTGCTCTTCTGGTGATAATAATGCAAGTTGAGTATCTGTCAACTGTTGTCCTTGTGCCACGGGTGCTGGAGGTTGGACAATAGGTGTGGCAGAAGCTACTTGTTGTGGTATTGGTGCAACACCAATATCTTCAAGTAAATAGTCACTTAAATTTATATCAAAAGCTCCATCTAAATCTAACTCTCTAAACTCTTCAGACATCTCTCTTAAAATTGGAGCTACTTCTGGAAATACATTTACATCACCAAGATCGTCAGCTATCTCCCTAAATCTATCTTGTATGTCTTGTGACGGGAAATAAGGTTCAAATCTACCGTCTCTTAGATTAGCAAATGTTATTGATGATATTTGTCTATCAGAAAACTCAGTGTTTAATTTATTGGCTTCTACACCCAGTGCTTCTGCAGCGTTTATGTCTTTAAACATTTCTTTTTGTACATTAAATCTAGCTTGGTTTGATGCATAAAATTTTTGTATAACATCGTTTTCTTTAATAGGTCCGCCTCGTAACAATCCAAAGAATCCACCTGTAAACTCTCTTCTGGCATCCCTAATACCTGATTGATACTCAGATATTTTAAAACCCATGGATTGTAGTGGATCTACTTTGATTGCACGTAGTCCCATAAATCCAGCTATCTCAGGACCTACATCCAATAGTTCTCCTCGTTTAGTTGGTGCTTGTGTACTTGCTTGTATTAATCTTTGATATTGTTTGTATGATGGTGCAAGTGCTTCACCTAAATGTAAAAACCTAATCTTAACTTTATCTCCAACAGGAGTTTGTTCTGTATATAGTCTTCTTCCTTCTTTTGTTCTTCCGCCTCTAACTGTTAAATCACCTATGGCCTCTGTCCAAATAGATTCAGATATAAATGGACTCATTAGTTCAGCTCCAGCTTCATCAACACCTCTTACAAAACCAGATAACAGTGTTCTATCATCTTGTTGAGCGGTTAAAACATTATTTAATAAAGTATTAAAAGGTCTAGCTATTACATCGTATGCATTACTGTGACTAAAATCTATGTATCTTAGTTCGCCGTCATCATCTCTTATAGGTACAATTGTAGAATTTTTTGACCAATCAGGAACAAATCTTCTTAATGCGTTGATCTCATCTTCTGTTACATTATAGATAGCCTTTGCACCTTCTACTACTAGTTCTGGCACAGCTACAGTTGTAAAGGCCATACCGGATAATCTTTTAAGACCTCGGCTATACATAAGATTATCATTTTTAACTAATTGTCCTGTTGCAGCGTCAACAACATAAGGTAAAACATTGCTACCTTTTGTTGGTCTAGAGTGTCTAATTTCTTTTAATCCCTGTTCTGCAATACCAACTGTTGTTCTCATAACTTCTGATGGGAACGACATAAAATTACCAATTGGTAATATTCTTGAAGCTCTTACAATATCACCTACAAAAGCATAATTAGGCACAGTGTTCTTTACAATGTCTGCTGCTTGTTTTTTTAATTCTTTTGCTAAAGGATTTGAAGAAGGCTTACCTAAAACAATATCACTTACATCAATAGTTCTACCCTCTCTTTTTGCTGCTTCTACAGCTGCTTTTTTAATAGCGTCTAATTCGACTGCAAAGTTTGTAAGTTTCCAAGTGTCATCTTCTGCTACGTATTTACCTTGTAAAAACTGACCAAATCTTTTTAGTTTACCCAACATACCTTTCAATATGCCATCAGGTGCAGCTACACCAACTTCGTTTCTAACACTAGGCGAAGCATCTTTTAACAAGGCAAGAAAGTCACCGATCTGTACTTGTGTATTTGTTAGACCTAGTTCTAAAGCTTCTTGATACGCTGCTTGTGCTTGTGCACTTCCAGGTTTTAATCTCAATAGATTAGATACATCAATACCATCTGCAAAAGCGTTTGCTAATAATTTAGGATTAGTTAATCCCTCAAATAAAATACCATTGGCTCCTGCAAAAGCACCAGCACTAATAAAGTTACGTATATGTGTAGGTATTGATAATACTGTTTTGGCTAATTGTGAAATTGCTTTTGGTAACAATAATAAACTTCTATATAAATAACTTACCACTTTCTCTCCAGGTCCTGCCTTATCTCTACCTCTAGCAAAAGCTGTAAAACCAGATGCTATACCGTTTATATTTTTCATACTCTCAGCTATTTCTTCTGTAGTAAATTTACCTCCGATAGGATTTATCACAGCGCCTTGTCTACCTGTTCCAGGTAGCTCTTTTATAATATCATCCATGGCAACTATTTTTATACCTGTTTGTGGTGAGTTCACTGCTGCTCTGGCTTCTTCTGCTGAGTTCCAAAAGAATCCTCTCTCGCCTGCTTCTTGCGCAGTTTTATTTGCTGTTGCGACATTGTCAAAATAACTCGCAGTTCTAGCAGCTCCTGAAAGATTAGCCATAGCATTAAAGATAGAGTATCTAGGATCTTCTATCTCACCAAATAATTTTCTAATTGTTTTACTACCTTTACCCGGTATGGCTTTGTCAGTTAAAATATTTTTTTCAAAACTTTTTGTAACTGTTTGTCCTGTTTTCTTTTGATACGTAAGATCAGGCAATGGTCCAGGTTTCTTTTTTAATCTTGCTTGATTTATAATATCGTCAACTGTGTACTTTGCTTGTTCAAAGTATTCACTGCCTTGTGGTACAAACTGACCTTTTTCGTTTTTAATTAGCTTTATAGGTTCTTTTCTAGTTGTATCTGTTTTTGAAAGAAATCTTCTAAATAAATTTATAGCATTTGCATATGCTTCGTCTGTTGGTTCAATATCCTGAAACAATCTAGCTAAACCTGATTTAGGTCTATCTAATACTTTATACGTATTTCCTATCCAACCCTTTACTTTACCTGCTAATATTTCTTTTAAATCTTTTTTACCTGCAGAGATTGCTCCTGGTGTGTCTGCATTTCTTTCTAGGATAGAAATTAAATTTGAAAACTCTCCTCTTGCAGATGTTATGTTAGATAATATATTTTGATAATCAGTTTCTTTAATTCCTGCTTTCTCCATAAGAGCTACAAACTCGTCAACTGCAGGACCATTAGCTGGTTTTGATAAGTCTCCTTCAAAAACTGTGTTATTTAATTTTTTATAAAACTCTTCTTGAGCTTCTCTTGGGTTGTTAAAAATTTTAGATACTCTTGGTATAATACCGTCTGCTTCTTTTGTAATATTATATACTAATTGTTTTGCTCTAATTCTATCTCTAGATTTTAATCCACCTTTCACAACTTCTTCATCGAAAACTTCATCCGGTAACATTTGTTGTGGTCTAAAACTACCACCTATGTATTTGTCTATCCATCTTGTAATTGAACTGTTGGCATAAGCATCGTCTTTACCTCTTTTTGCAAGAGCTTTTACAGATTTACCTGCACCATAAACAAAGGG